AATCTCAAAAATCTGAAGGGAGTTGCATCGTGGATCCAAACGTAGATGATCAATTTGAGCGGCAGTTTTTTTCCTACGTGCTCGACTATACGGTGCCGGCGAACGCGGTGCAGAGTCCCACTCAGCTGCAGATTTTGTCGGATGCCGATTTCGAATGGTGGTGGGCAGGCGCTTCACGCACCAGCAACTTACTCAAGCTGCTGATGAAAGAGCAGGCGACGGGCCGCGATTTCATCGGTACCACAGCTTCTGCGACTTCTGGGCCAGCCACTTTCAACGGGCTCAATATCGACAATTGGGCGGGCACGGCTGCAGGCACAGCTTTCTTTCCGCTCGCGGTTCCCTACATCATGCCGGCGACGCGCGTTTACACGTTGCTATGGACTGACACCAGTGGCGCCCCGAACGTGGTGGAAGCCGTATTCTCTGGCTTCAAGCTCTGGCCGCGGCCGAAGAGCAGTTGATGTTTGATCCTCGCGAGCGCAGTTTTTCCGATGAGGAAATCTGTGAGTTGCTCGAGAAGGCAGCTGCGCTCGGTTTTTCGCTTGAGCGCGGGAGTGAACTCGAGCAACTTAGCCTTGCGGAAATCGAGCGAGTGATAAACGTGATGCAGTGAGGTGCAGGTAATGGCTGGCTCTAGACCATATTCGCTTTCGCAGACGCTGATCCATCCGCTCGCGCGGATGCTTCCACTCCAGCGTGAGCAACTGCAGGTATATCGGTTGGGGGAGCGGGTTCCGCCATCGGGCGGGCTGGCGGATCATGCTCCGACTTGGGAAGCGGTGAATCTGGTTTTGAATGCGCGCTCTACGCTGCAGGCGCGCGTGAACCTGCAGCGCGATTTTACTTTGCTTGCGCTGCTGGCTTCGACCAGTTCAAACGTGAACGGCGGTTTCCGGGCGCAGCTGTACGACACAAAAAAGCAGCTGCGCCTGGCCGATCGCGGCGTGCCAGTCGCAAACATTGCCGGCTCGATGGGTGGGGGAGCGATTCCGGCCGCGGTTTTCTTGCGCGAGCCTTACGAGTTCGATCAGCCGGATTCTCAGGTGCTGGTGCTGGTTCAGAATCTTGAGACGGTGACGAACACAATCCAGCTGGTGCTCTATGGTGTGGCGTTGCGCTTTAACCAGCAGAGTGCATCACAGCCGGAGTTTCCTGGTGGGCTGGTGTCGAATTCGGGGGGTGATTGATGGGCGGCTTTGCGTCGCGCTGGTCTCGCTTTCCTTCTGCTGTCCGTCCTGATTCGGCGCGCGCTACTCCGGCGCCTACGGTCGGGCCGCCAGCGCCGGCGCCGGAAGATACGATCGAGATCTCGAGTTTGCCGGTGTGGTTGTTTCCTCCGTCGCAGTGGGAAAATATCGATCTGCTGGCCTATGCGCTTTTGCCGCCGATCGGGTCAAGCGTAATCATTCTGACTTACGTGGTGCCGATCGGCCGGAACGGAGTGATCCAAAAAGTTGCCAACAATTTCGTTGGTGGTGGGTGGACGGCCGGCACGGGGGATCTGGTTTGGCGGATCCTGGTGGACGGGACGCCTCCGCCAGGCGCCACAAACTACGACACAGTTTTAGACTCACTTGGCTCGCCGGCGCTTCCCACTCCGATCGCTGGCTTTCGCATCTTTGAAAACCAGACGCTCACGGTGGTGTTGTTCAACAATCCCGCGGGTCCGGATGGTGGCGTGGTGGTTGCTGGCCAGCGCACGGGCGCACGTTTGCTCGGCTACCTCTATCCGCGCGAGTACGAGGAAGACAATATCTGGGTTTAAGCGAGAACGGGCGAGCAAAATGGAGAGGAAAAGTGCCAGAGCGGCCGCTCGTTATGCCGGCAATCGGCCGATTGACCGATTGCCGGCAATCTTGGAATTCGAGGGGGAGACGATGAAGAAAAGACTTTTGGCCAGTCTGTTTGGAATAATTTTAAGTTGCGCGCTGCCGTGCTCGGCGCAGTTCATCGGCTACACCTCGAGTCAGAGCACGGCGCAATCGGTTTTCACAAACCAGAGCGCGAATGCGGTGAGCGGAACGCTTTCCAATATTGGCCAGTCGTCGCACTTTCTGACGGTTTGCAATTCGGCGCTCAATGCGACGGTGAGCCTCGAGGCCAGCATCGACGGGACTTTCGCTTCTCCAATCACGATCGGATCAGCGAACTATGGGCAAACGGGTCTGGCTGACAGTAGTTGCCACACGATTCAAGCTGGTGGCTACTATCCGGCCGTGCGAGCGCGCGTAAAAAACTATCTCACTGGATCAACCACCGTTTTTTATACCGGCATTGGCGGGCCGATCGCGCCGGCGCCCGCGGGGATCTCAACGATCGGGCCTAGTGCACCAGTGGTGTGTGATCTTCCGCTTTTGCCGGGGACGATTTCAACGGGCTTGGCAACGACTTCGATTGCGACGGGCTTTGCTGGTGAAACGATCGTTGTTTGTGGAATGACGCTGAGCTTCAGTGCTGCTCCAACTACGGGCCAGATTCAATTTACCGGTGGTACGGGTGTGTCCTGCAGTAGTGCAACGTTTTTTTGGACGCTGAATGTTACAGCGACCACTCCGCAGACTGTGTTTCTGGGGGGTGGACTCGCCGGAGGTTTGTTTCGGCTGGTGCCAGGGCAGACGCTGTGCATTGCGACTACAACGATCACTTCCTCCTTCATTCTCAATGCAACGTATGCGCAGATCAGTTTCTAGAAAAACGTGATTGAACGAATCGAGCGGCGACGCATCGGAAGTGCAAGACATGATCTCTGCGAAGTTGCTCCATGCCGCGCTCAACAAACTGCAGCTCGTCATGAGTTGGATCGATATGGGAGACAGTGAAGTGGATCCGGAAAAACGTCACGGGTTGATGGCGAAGGCGCGCGATGCGGTGCGGGATGTTTCGAAGCTCCTGGAAGAGCATGTTCAGAGGAAGGAACGGGAACGAGGGAAAAAATGATTATTCAAATTGTGCTGTTCTCGCTCGGCTGGATCTTGTTCGTCCTGGCGCAGGCTCAAAACTCCGTGCGCTCGACTACCAACGGGCTCACGGGCTGGTCCGGATTCCGGCGCTGGCTCGAGCTGCAGGCGCTGAACCTGGCGACGCGCGCGTTTTTCTCCGCGCTGTTTTTCGGCTTCATCGTGAATTCAGTGACCAGCAAGATCCAGGGTGCCGGGCTGTCTCTCACCTCCACGACGATCGCGGGGATTGCCGGCTATGCGGCGAATGCGCTGCTCTATCAGCTGTTCGGCTTGGTGCCGTGGTTGCGGGTTGAGGTTCCGGATCTCGCGCCAGTGCAAGCGCCAGCGCCGGCTTCGACAGTTTCTAATCCAACGAAAGGGAGTACAGCGGGTACCGTGATATGACCAGTAAATTCGTTTCTTTCCTCGAGGCAGTGGGTCGCGATTTTAAAAAAGGGCTGGCTGTCGCGCTGCCCTTCATTGAAACGGCCGGCGAGGCTGCGGTTGCTACATTTCTGCCGGCGCTCGGTCCTCTCTTCAATCAAACAGTGAGCGCTGTGGTTACTGCGGAGCAATCGGCCGCGGCGATCGGGAAGCAAACAGGCACGGGAGTGCAGAAGGCCGCGGCGGTGGTGGGCCTGGTGGGTCCGCTGATAGAGCAGGCGCTGATCGATGCCGGCAAGTCTTCGACGGCCGCGGATGTGCAGAATTACGTTAACGCGATCGTTACGATTCTGAACCTGGCACCAGCGCCGGCGCCGGCCGCTCCTGCAGCTGTCTGAAATGTTTGGCTGGGAATTTCAGGTTTGCGATGTTTGCCGGATCCTCGGTGGGGATCGCAGTCTGAAGCCGTGCCAGTTTTGCTCGCAGTGCGGTTCGTGGATCTGCGAGCTGCATTTGGATGATTGGTATTCGCGTGGGTTGGCCGCCTGGCTCGCGGCGCGGGGAGCGTAAACCATGCCCTTTATTCTCGAGGTGATGATCATCGACGCCGGCGATCGCACGATCAAGGTGGGTCACAATTTCTATGGCACCACTGAGCGGGAGTGCGAAACCTACAAACGCGAACACTTGGCGTCGTGTGAATATTTTCGTGCGGCGCAACAGGACGGCCGGGTGATTGAGGAACTCTGGGAACTGGACGAAGACGAAAAACTTCCGGAGCCGTCCGACTACGATGATTTCGAGGAAGAGGAAGAAGAGGAAGAAGAGGAAGAGGCATTCGATGGCTAGGCTTGGGCAGTTGAGCGCAGCTTTTGTGAGTGCGTGGGCCGGGGCGATCGCAACCTTTGAGGGTTTCTATAGCGCTGGCAGCCGGCCGGCGCGCAATCATAATCCCGGTGATCTGAAATTCGCGGGGCAGAATGGCGCGATCGGTCAGGATGCCGGGGGCTTCGCGATTTTTCCCGATGATCCCACGGGTTGGACTGCGCTCGATAATCAGCTGCAGCTCTACGTGAACGAATTTCCTGGCTACTCGCTTTATCAGATCATGGAGCACTATCTGGGGCAGAACATTACAGCCTCGGGCGGGGAAACGACTTCGCAGGGCAATTCCACTACCTACGCGGCTTCTGTTGCTGCAGCGCTCGGAGTGGATCCCAGCACTTCGCTTTCTGATCTGGTGCAGATGGGACTCGGGGGGCCGGCGCCGGCGTCGGCTATCGATTCATCGATCGCGCCGGCTGCACCGACCACTGAAGACGGATTCTCGAATCCTAGCGGCATGGTGGTTTTGCTGGTCGGTGGGGCGCTCGTGTTTGTGGTGATCTCTTACTTTTTCGGTTGGGGGGAATGATGTTTCGAAAACTCTTTCGCTCGGGCCTTCTGGTGGTCCTGCTGGCGCCGTTTGCCGCGGCGCAGTTCACGCTGGTATCCGGCACGGTCACAGATCCAAATGGCACGCCTTACGCTTTGGGGACGATTACAGCGCAGTTGATCACCGCGGGGGTGTCTCCGACCATAAACGGGAATTCGTTCGCTATGACGGCTTCCTCGGGCCTGAGTTCCGCGGGCAGTTTCACGATGCAGTTGGTGTCGAATGCGCTCATGTCTCCAAACACGCTGCAGTGGAGTTTTACGGTGTGCTCGGCCGTGGGGACAGTTCAGCCGGCCGGTGGGACTGGTCCACAGTGTTTCACTCTTCCGATCACAATTTCAGGTGCGACGCAAAGCATTTCGGCAACTCTCAGCGCCGCGGCGCCGGCGCTGAGTAAGGTCTCTGCTGTTGGTGGCGCGGGGAATATAGTCATCTACGCCACAAGTCCCGCTTATGGCCTGAAAAACGACACACGGGCCATTCAGGATGCGACGATCACTAGCGGATCGAATGCCATCTCCTGCCCGAATAGCGATTGCAATTTTGTCGCAGCGCAGGACAACGGGAAAATCTGCTTTGGCACGAACATGACCGTCGGCGGAGGCTCGAACTTCACAACCGCCATCGTCGTGCTTCCCCAAGGCACTCTCACCGTTACGGGCGCGCAATCTGCAACATGTAACGGCGGAAATGCGACCGGGAACGGGGTCATGTTCGCGTGGGGGCACGATGACTCGGCAGCACTCGCCGCAGCTTTTGCGGCAACCGTGGCAGCTTGCGGAACTTTACAGCTGCCGGGCGTGAATACTTACGGGACTGGACCAGCAATCATGCTGACACAGCAAGCGCAATTCGGCTTCACTGGGCTTGCGGGAGGGACGACAGCGAATTGCGGCCTTGGCACTGGAGCGAGCAGCGTCGGCCTCTCAATCCACGGAGTTGACGCAAACTCGACTTTCATTATGCCGACCGCCAATTTCGTAGGGTCAACATGCACGTTCGGAACCACCCATCAGGCGTGTTTTTTCGGCACGCAGGACGGCCTGAACGTTCAAAATATGACGATTTGGGGATTAGGGAATTCGAGTCCGGGCGCGGGTTTGACCGGAAAAGTAGTGGCTGATTTTGCCGCAACCAACTGGTCGTACACGAATCACGTGAGGCTAATTGGATGGGGGGCAAACTGCACTTTAGGATTCGGCACAGGCGCATACTTTTCCGCCCTGAGTTCCGTCAATGACTCGTTTTTTCTTGATGGAGTCGGATGTCTTGGAATCAATGCAACCGCATCGGCGCAATCCAAGGTTGTCTTCAACATGGCCGTTGTTTTCGACAATGGGGACGCGAACATGGCCGTCCAATCAACTCCAGATGCATCCGTATCTTCAACGATGGGATACTACGGAGACGCGCAGCACGCCAACAGTAATTGCAGCATCATCATCCAAAGCAGTTCTTACTTTAATTCGATGCTCGATGCTATCGGCGGCGACCTGCCGAACTCGACCATCGGCGGCCTGTGCGCTGCGACCGGGGCATTCGTTACAGCCTACGGAGACACCATCAGCAACACTACGACCAGTTCCATCGGAATAAAAACGACGGGTACTGGCGTAATCTACATGCAGAACACCACGATCTCGATGTTAGGGGCCACTTCCACTGCCATCTCAAACGCGGGCACGATCTTCGATCAGGGCGGAAACCAGATTCTCAACGCTCCCGCAACGATCTACAGCGGAGCCGGAAAGTACATTTCTTACCACAGCATAATCGGGGCATGCACGGGCGTGGGAACTGCCGCATCGACTCTCGGCCTCTACGGCACCGGGGCGAACGTAGTTGCAACCACGTGCTCATCGGTCCTGATCGGCACTGGCATCGTCATGCAGGCACCGGGAACGCTGTCGATTCTCACGGCTACCGCAACTGCCGCAGGAACGAATGGTTCCTCTGGCGTGCTGACCGTGCTGAAGAATGGCGCCGGCACAACTCTAACCTGCACGTTCGGCACAACGACAGCTTGCGTTGACGGCACGCACAGTGTCGCTTATGTGGCAGGAGATTTGATTTCGCTTCAGTTCACGACTCAGGCTGCGGAGACGTTGGCAGGAGTGAAGGCATCAGTTGTGTTTTAATTCCTATGAGCAGTTGGTGGATGTGAGTTTGGGGAGTGGCGAGGGTAAGGGCGGTCTCGTCTTTAGTTGCAATTTATTTCTTGTCCGCAGGACGTGCACTTATAGGCTCGCATCAACGGTATCATGGCTGCGCCGCACAAGCTGCAGCTGGGGGAATCGTTTTCTGGCGCGATCGCGACGGTCGGGACGTACACGATCGTTCTCAGCAGATCACGTCCTAGATCACCAGGCCCGATATCGTCTATCGTTTTTTCAGGTTTAATTTTTCTCGGGCGTGCCAACTGCTCGAGTACGGCGCCGGCAACTACTCCAAGAAAAAAAGCGAGTCCAAGGAATTCGATCGCTGTGAGTACCATCGGGAGTTTTTCCTTTCTTCAGACTATGTTCATCGGCTGCCGCGCCGCGGCAGCGGGCAGCACTTGCATTTCTAAAACCTTGTGACACTTTGGGTCCGGACAATAGATCGCGAGCACGATCCACGGATCTGCTGCCCAGTTGAAATAGTTCACGGCTGGCATTTCCGCGCTGCAGTGCGGGCAGCGCGGGATCGGAAGTTGAGACGGCTTGGCGCTCATAGCATCAGATCCTTTCGAATTTCCCAGATTTTTGCTGCGACATATCCAACGACTAACCAGGCCAAGTGTGGGGTATTGAACGGCCAGCCTTTCACAGCGCATATTCCCGTGAGCAAAAGCTCCCACGGAAACCAGATCAGGAAGTACCAGAGATCCTCGAATTCGATCTTCATCCCTGATCTCCCGTTTTAAAAATTGGCTCAACTCTCAGAGCGAAAATTGCGTCACTGGTTTTGGCGTTGGCGTTGCCTCTGATCGCTTCCACGTAGGCGAGATCGATTGCGTAATTCCAGCAGTTTTGGAGGTGAGCGGTATAGCCTTTCTCCATCTCTGCCGGCATGGTGACGGGGCGCCAGTCCTGCAACTCTCTCCACAGATCAAACTGTGTTTTCA